GTTCACAGGTAGGAGTATATTTTCCGTGCAAAATAGTTGCTTTGTTGAACTCATGTTTTGTTATCTGTCCTTTCATCTTTCAGGTTTTGATAGTCTGTTATAACGATCATCTTCTTCGGCTTTAGGTTCAACGTAGCCGTGTTCGAGCAGGTATCTTTCCATCGGAGTACCATTAGTATGGCAGATGGTTGGATCGGAACACGCATCCCTGATCGCCTGCGCCTGCGCGGCAACTGTTACCTTGCCATCTTCTATACAATCTGCATCAGTAAATGATGCCTCATATTCTTCTTCATACGAGATTTTGCTATTCCACTTATCAGCATGCATTTGTGCCGCCTTTTGTACCCTTTCCTGGTATGTCATTTTCTCGCTCATAGCTTAAACATTATCAGAGTTTACACAACCATTTTCCGTGTCGTCCATACCGAACAATAAGATATTCGATGGACGTTCCAGTAAGTCAATATCAATCTGACAAATTGCATCCTGAGTGTTTAGAAAGTTCGCTGTTTCCTCATACAAATCAGATAGTTTCCCCTCTATACCTTTCAACATATCGTCGTAACCATCCGCATACGCAGCAATTCCTGCAATCTGGTTGCTATTTTTAAGCTGCTGAATAGAATTTGCCATATACTGCAAGCCAAAGCATGCAATTTGAATTTTACTTAAGCTGTCTAATTTCATAACACTGCGTACCGCGCCCGGTTGTTTAAATATTAATGAATCTGATACTAGTATTTTGTTTTTCCGGCATGATTTGTTTTAAGTGTTCAGATACGGATTCAAGTCCGTCACCATTATCATGAGATAGTTTTTCTATAGATATAAGATCCGATACATTGAATCCAGTATAACACCAGTTTTCTACAATAATATACTGCACCATTTTAACCGGAAAATGTAAAATATTCTCTTGTATAAGGCCATAAAGAACTGTAATCATGGATTTCCTGCCTCCCGTGCAGTTGCTTTATTTTTTTCAAATTCTCTTAAAAGAGCATCAGACATTGATAAGGCTTCATGTGCCATATCTTCATATCGCCAACCTTCCTTTAGATCACGTCCAGAAGAAATTAATGCCGCAGACATAGAGGACATAAATTGAATTGCAATTTGTTCTTTAATTGAGAGAGAGGATAACGGATAAGTTTGTATTGACATATAATTTAATTGTAAGGGTGAAACTAATATTCGAAATATTCTCTTGAGAGATGATCTGCATCTATTGCCCTGAAAAAGTAATAATCTTCCCATTCAGCAGGTTCTGGTTCATCATAACCACATACACAATTACGGCCCTGACTCAGAGTAATGCCCGGGTAATCAGGACACTCTTCTTTATGCAGATTCATAGCACATTCCCTAGCCTCTTCCTTTGACGATGCCCCGTAAACTCTTATATCGCCATCATCATCCATAATAGCACTTAAAATCTTTATCATAGCTTATTGATTTAGGCCCGGTTATAATGACCGGGCCAGGGTGATTAAACTTCGTATACGTTGATCAAATTCTTTTCGATCCATTCTTCTGCTTCTTCATGAAATGGGGCCTCTTCATCTTCGTAAGCATCAATCATACCTGATTCTGTAGTATGGAAACTTACCTTAGTAGTTTCCACATAACCAGTAACGCGATATTGCCCGTATCCCTTTCTTTCTATTTTAATATTTGAAACGTTCATGAGAGTTTGTTTTATATCCACGGAATTAACCGGGAGCCTGTGAAGATGATTATCTGCGATCAACAATTATTTCCTGTCCCAGACTGTTACCGTTGCTGATGTATTCTGCCCTGATAACGTTGTTGCTATCTGTGAAAATGATATTAACTTCTTCGGTGTAATGATTGCCCAGGCGTTTTGTTTTGAAGATCTTTTTTGCCTTTCTGATTTCAGAATCGGAATTTCCCTGAGGTGCGGCGTGAATTGTGAATTTTGTTTTCATGAGTTTGTTTTTTTGTTTGTTACTATGATGATGTAAAGATAAACCTTTTTCTGATATAAACAAATACTTTTAAAACTTTTTTAAAACAAATAAGGGGAATAGGTTAAAAACCGGTCCCCTGTTATTGCTTCTTCACGCCAAAAAAACTAAAATATTATTCTAAAGCGTATCTGATACAGATCTCCGCATTAGTTAGGCTATATATAGCATCCTTAAGATGGTGTATTATTTCCTTATGAGACTCAGAAAGCCGTCCGCCATCAAGATATGCAGGCATGGCCCGTAAAGATTCATCTTCGCTTTTAATACAGGCGTTGAGGTTCTTTATTATGTCGTTTATGCTTTCCGCATTCTCTTCAAGAGAAAAGATGAATTGCGCGTTCATATAACAACAGTAGAATTATGTTTCAAAAGTTTCCCCTTCATTTCATCATATACTTTTTTCCAATCCTGACCATGAGAATGGGAGCTTTTAATTAGATGACTAAAATATAATGTATACACAACTTCTTTGCTCTCTGAAGATGAATAATAATTATACTTAATTTCTGCTGCCATCATTGCAGGATCTAATTTGAACATCTTACGCAGCTGTTCTGCTTTAGCTGCCCATTGTAGAATAGAAAGATTTTTTTTCATTATGATATATTTAATCCCCTGGCCGCAACCAGGGGAAAAGTGAATAATTAATCTTTTGCCGGATAACGCTTTCCTTCAGTATCTATGGCAATCCATTCGCCTAATGGGTCCTGGTGAATGCCATGCAAATCGTTGTTGATGATGAGCTGCTGAACAGCAAATGAGAGAGTAGATACCTCAACACGTTTAAGGATCTGAGTGCTTTCTTCTGATGCGTGAATTGCTACTGTTTCCATGATTTGAGTTTGTTTTGTGTTTGTTATTGTTTAGTAAAGGTACACTTTATTTTGATATTACAAAATACTTTTAGAATATTTATCAAACTATTTTTATCAATTGAATAAAAAAGCCGGTAGGAATACCGGCTGATGTTGGGGATTGTCATGTGAATGTTCGAGAATGCAATATCTTACTGACAAACAAATGTAATGAAAAAGGGATTATGTAGACACATAATCCCAGTTATATATAACAAACTCAATAATAACCCTAATTCATAGCAAATATACTATATCTGCACATACTTTGTACCAGGAAGAAATTTCCCTGCCTTGTAAAGTGCTAACAGTTGTACTTCTGATTTGCCGAATGTCCTTTGGAAATGTGGATAATCCTTAATGCTTTTCCAGTCACCGCCCCATTCCCAACCATGCGATTTGAATATTTTCACACACTCCATCCAATCAGCCACATGATCCCCATCAAAATCAGTTACCATATCCCAGCTGGCCGTTTTCCCATCGATTATAAGCACGATATCAATAGCCAAGCCGTAATTATGATAGCTACTACCACCCCGTGCATTCGTGACGATCTTACCCGGTTTGGTGCGTCCCTGTGCATATAGTTCGTTCTGTTCATCTATACTACGATATGTCTGTGCAAAACGAACGGCAGCCCTACCGGTTAATACATTATCAATTTCCTTGCAGATAGTTGCAGCTTCCATTTGCACACTCGGGTGCAGTGTATGTATCCTCTGCATAGTTATATTATCCATGATCTTGAATATTAATTGTTATATAATTTTTTTCAGTCGAAGAAACACTCCTATTCCGATAATACTGACTAGCCCTATCATATACCATAATCGATTTTCAGCCTCTTTACGGGCTTTATCTCTTTCTGCTGTACGATTGCGCAACAGAAAGATTAAACTGTCGCGTTGGAACTGTAATGCGGCAATCTTCGCAGTATTCTCTACAGTATCAACACGAGAATGCTTTGTTCTGATGCTGGTATCTGGTGGACATTGCACATAGCGGTATATAACAGAGTCCTTGCCCTTTTCTGTTTTCACCAGGACCGGTGGACATTCAACTGTTTTACCGGCTGTATAGGTCGTATCATGAGTTATACTATCCTTTCCAGGATGAACAGCGGGTGGAAATTGATCACCACATATTGCGGCTAGTTCCTGTGGATGCTGCTGAAAAAATGATAGCGCTCTTCCCCTTTGCTTTTTTTCCGTTACACATGATGCAAAAAAGCTGGCAACGATGGCCAGCAGGAATAATATTTTTGTTAATTGTTTCATTTGAGTTTTTTTATTATGTAGTGAGAATACAGGCGCTCCCCATCCGGGAAGCACCAGTAATAAGATATGTAAACGTCAATAGTCTTTACTGTTTTACCATCCACCATAACCGCCGTGCCGTCTTTCATGAGTAGGCCCTTTATTGTATCCGTTCGATACACGAGTTTTTTTTTCATGCCCTTCTGTATAGAGCGAAACTCTACACTGAGGCTATCATATATACAACGTAGGCTATCCAACTCTTTAGCTCCTGTATCCCGGAAGCTATCAATAGGTTCCTTAATCCAGGACCTTATTGAATCCTTAATTCTGTCCGGGATAGTGGTATCCGACCTTTCAGTGATACAGGATACACAAGGAATTGGTACGATGGCTGGTGTAATGGTGCCTGTAAGCAAGGGTAAGAAGATTAGCAATAATAAGCGTTTCATAATTTCCTTTTTTTAACAGAATCTAACTTCTGTGTTAATGTATCTATCCCGCTTTTCATTTCTTCAATCTGAGGTTGCATTTCAGCCCTGGCCTGACTGGTTTTTTCAGCGACCGTCTGCTGCGTCATTGTTTTCACATCATTCAATCGTGCATTCCATAATGCATCTTTGTCCTGATCTTTTGTAATCATGCATCTTATGAAGAGGGTAAGAAAAAGGGATGCCAGAAATCCGTTTGCCCAGGCACCTATTCCCCACTTCATTGGCTTCAATCCATTCAATATGTTTGTGGCTTTCTGAGTCGGGCCTGTTGGCTTATCTTGTTGTAGCATATGTATACTGGTTTAACAGGATTGAAAGGTTGAACAGAACGAGAAATGTAATGAAACGTAAGCCAGTTAGCCCGATGCAGCAGGAAACTACAATAACAGCTGCCGTTTTATATTCCGAAATCTCATACTGATAAGGTTTGAAAAGAGCCTCGTCAATCAACTCCAACCATGACAGCCCGAATGCCATGCAGGAAAACCGAAAAATCCAGCGGTTATTGAGAGGTTTTGTAAGAATTATCAGGCAGGTGCAAAGCAATACCCGTTGCAATGCCACTCCCTGATAAAAGATATCTGTCCACATGAAAGGCCAAAGGTTGTAGGCAATTACACCTACAACCATTGAAAACAAAATCATATTTCGGCACACGTGGATCATTTTAATGTCCGTCTCTGTCTTTCGGACGGGGACCGGGACCATCAGCCTCACTGAACGTTAAGTAATACTCCTTATTTGGTTCAAAAAATTCTGATGCCGGTACGCCGGAATCTATAGTAATTTTGAGTTCCCCTGATGGAGTATACCGGCAGAAGTCAGCATTTTCTCCTTCGTTACCGCAAACAGCTGACAATACAGCCTGTTTGTTATTTCCATAATCTGTAATAGAAACACATTTAAATTTTGCTTTCATTTTTATTTGTTTTTTGTTTTAAAATTATCTTAAAAGGAATGGTACATCAACCGCAAAACGTGCATACATAGCAGCATGTCCGGCAACGTTCGGATGTACTCCTGAATCAAAGTAACTGGCTACTATATAACTATTCGCAGGATCATTACCGATTGATGTTGCTACGTCAAACTTGGCCCCTAATATTATATTTGTAGGGTTGGCCGCACACACCGCATCTATGATAGCATTCTTTGCAACATGTGATCCATCACCCCTGTTGGGAACATGATTAAGAATCACTTTTGACCCCAGTGCAATGATGTTGTTGCAGGCAGTTGTAAGCTGTGTATTTGTGAACCCGTTATTCGTTCCTATTGTCATCATCACGTACACCGGCTTAATGAATGCGACTTCTGACTGTATTTTATTGTTGGTGCCGTCCACATCATCTACTAAGGTATCACCACCACGTGCTGAAATCAGCACATTCCCTTTTAGGGCCGTGCGCAATAAACTACCATACCGTTGCGCATAAGTTGAGGTAGCGAAGTATACACCAGCCGTAATGCTATCCCCTATGATCATCAGAAGAGGATTCAGCTTAGAAGATACTCTCAGATTGTGCAGCTTCACACCAGTAGTGGTGCCAGATTGCAGATACAACTTATAGCTGTCCTGCTGCGTGTTCTGCCCGATATAGCTACCAGTATTGAGCGCTAACGATAAGCTGTAACTGTTTGCAGTAACAGTATCACGGATAGTAAACGTGTTAGTCCAATCATCAAGATCCAATTCAATAGTGTAACGTCTACCGGATACCATTGTGAAGCTGATAGTACCTATTGATGTTTGTGTAAGCGGTCCTCCCAGGCCCCCGGCAGGTAAACGATCATACATTATCAGCTGATTCGTTGAGGCACTGATAGCAAAGACACCGTTCCCGAAAGGATATACACCAAAAGGCGCACAATCAATGTAGAAAACACTATCAGACAATAGAGTAACTTCAAAAGATAAGGTGCGTGGTGTTACCTGATACCTACGTTGCAACCAAAGATAGTTTGCGGACCCAACTCCGGACGGAACGGCTACACCTGATGAGATAGACCATCCTACCTGTGAGAAGTCCGTTAAAGAGCTAAAAATGGTGCTATAAAGCACTGCCGGTTTTAACTGAATTCCTTTCAGATAATTTGTTTGTATGTCAGTTATCTGAGCAGGTATTACTTCCAGGGCGCTCACTCTATAATCCAGTGTTCCGGGAAAGTTTTGTTTGATGGTAAAATCCTGAGCTAATACTACGTTCCCCCTACCTGTTGTAAGTCCCAGCTGATATGCGCCGGTACCAGAACTCACAGTAGTATAGTTCCTGGTTCCTGTTGAAACAAACCCGATAAATGACCCTGTAGGAATCAGGAAGCTATCTGAGATATTAACGGTCTGAGGACTTGAAGTGAGAGAGAACGACGCATACGTATGTAATAGCGTGAATGTGACCACTCCACCTGAGAACACTATATTATAAGCAGATGGCGTTACGATGCCGCCTACAGCCCCCTGTACGCGCACCTGTGTCAATATTCCATCTACCTCGGTCGGAGAATAATTGAAATAAGTGGTACCAGCACCTCCGCTTAATGTGAGCGGTGTAAAATCAATTGTATGTGGATATGCAACTGGTGTCCCTATTGCAGTTGTGTTACTTGAAATTTGTGCAGGTAATGGTGATAGTGTTGTCTCTACTGTAGACATACGACCATATAACCCAGATGGCGGAACAGTGATAACGAAATCATATGCCACCTTGTTAGTCGTATAACTCACAGATGACGGCTGCATCCCATACCCTGAGAATCCTCCCAGGTAAAAGATGTTTGCTGTTGATTTGATACCGACGAACGCACCAGCCGGTATAAGATATGTGTCAGTTATAGTTTGCGTGTGAGTCGTGGACCCGGTTACAAAAGTGGGATATGTATGCAGCAATGTAAATACAAAAGATCCAGTAGTTCCCGTAACACTATATACATAGACTGTTACGGTTGCTGCAATAGAAGTCTTAATACGCAAAGATGTAAGCTGTCCCGCAACTGCAACAGGAACGCTATTAATGAACGTTCCGTTTGCTCCGCTTGTAGTCGTAAGGGGAGTGAAATCTATAGGATATGAAGTCACTATAGCGTCTGATCCTATTCCTGTAGGTATCAATGCAGCCAAGGCCTTACCCTGCTTCGCAGATAGCGGCACTGTTGCGTCATTGCTCGTTAGATTATCTACAATTGAAGCAGTAGTAACATATCCAGTAAGCGTAATAGCGCCTGCTATTTTCGTCCAGTATGTGCCATTATACAACAGATATGCAAAATTATCTGTACTTAGAACTACGATTGCAGTATTAGTGCTGTCTTTGAAATTTGTGTACGTACCGGGGCCAGTAGTAATATAATAATTACCATCAATTGGGCTGGTCGGCATCGTAGTAGTAGTAGCGGTTCCCCTCAGACCTGAAACAATGTTATTGTTAATCATGCTCACAATATCACCTACGCCCATCTGAACATTTTTCCCGCCGTCCAGACCAATTAATGAAGATGAAAATTGAGGTGCAACCTGTGGAAATCCTGACATTTTCGTGAACATAACTTATTAGTTTTCCATCATTATGAAATCGTTAGTTTCAGACAGCAAATAAGTAGGTACACTGCCATCTGTGAACGTCACGTAGTTTAAGAAAGTTTTCAACTCTACTCTTGTGAGAGTACATTTTGTAGCGAACCAACTCACGACCGTAGAAGCATCAATAGGAGAAGATGCAATATAAGTAACCGCCTGCGCGAACATTATCCAATCTTCTCTACTCAGACTACCATTCTGTTGCAGACGGCCTATGAGTACCTGTTTGAAGGATGGATCTATAAATGTAGTATTCTGAATCATATACACCATGTTGGTGTAGGTCATCGTACCACACGGAGAAATAGAATTATACAATTCTGCACGTGTCATAATCTGTAATTGAGAAAAAGCCACCTGTTACAGTGGCTTTCAGTGATACAAAAGATTAGAATCATGTAGTAGGTTGAGAGAAATCACTGTCGAAAATTGGAGATAGAACGCGCTCAGGAGAAAACTTATCCTTCCACGTAATAGTACCTGCAATTGTTTCGAATTGATCAACACCACGAGGCAGCAGATCGTCTCCCAACATTTTCGCCGGATCAACACCGTCATTCCCGCCGTACAGATATCCACCTTCGGTTTCATACCAGATCTTCACATTACCACCACACTCGATTACAGATCTGAAAAACGCATAGTTTACTTCAGATACATCATCGATAGTCCAGTTGATAGTATGATCTTTTCTGATAACAACTGTTCTACCATTAGAGATAGCAGCTGTAACCGGCGATGCTGCCGGTTTGTCGGCAATAACAGTCAGGGGGCGAATAGCATTAATACTGCTATTACTTTCGCTTATCCTGGTTGTCCATTCTGTTGCGTTAGTCCAGTCTGCGAAGGAGGCAGCGCCCTGACTAGCGACAAAAATTCTCCTGATTTCGGAGAGTAAGACTGTCGGATTGCATTTGTCGAAATTAACCGGGGCTAATAACGAGTTACAATCCGTGCCACAAATTGGAGTCATGTGTTTGATTTTTATGGGTAAATAATAATAAAAGCTGATGTAAAAGTAACGATTTTATGTGTGCGACGTTTTTGTCTGAGAAAATCCGTATCCGGCACTATAGTTTTTTGCTTTCACAAGGAATGGATGAGTAGCAGAAGCCCCACCAGTGGATGGTACCCCGTTATATACATAACCATTTTTCAACTGATCAGGCGTAATACCAGACACTAACAAAACATTTGCAGCACCACCGCCACTACCATTGTAGTATATATCTCCCCAGGAATCAAACGGTATATAAGCAGTCACCTTCACATTCGTCACATTTCCAGTTAATGTTTGTAGAATCAGAACATCATTCAAGTAAGGTGCGCCTGGGTTATTCGCCCATATTGTCAGGAAATTATACACGCTGGTTGCTTCTGAATTTGATTTGATATTGAAAGCCATATATGCAGCACCAGCCGGGGCAATTACTGTATAGGCATCAAATAATGTTTGAGTTGGGGAGCCTGATATCTTTGTAACTGCCCCTGATGAAATAACAGATAGCACAGTAGGATTATTTGAAGTACCAGGACCGTAGAATCCTAATTCTGTTCGGGTGCTGTGCCAAAAGTTAATGAAATATCGCACACCAGGAGTAACCGGTATCAATGCTATATGCCAGCTGACTGCTGTTACTATCTGACTGTTCGCAGTTGTAGGTACCTGATATCCGATATGCACACTTCCGGCACCTCCACCGGTTCCATCTTCGATTGAGAAGATATTAACCGGTTGATTTGATGCGCTTAGTGTCATATTCTCACAACAGCCATGTTTCACCATAACCGTTTCTTCTAATTTCACATCGACTTTTGAGTAAGCACCATCATCTTCAATGTTAGAACTGATTGTAATATCACTGATAGATCCACTACGAACGCCCTTAGGAGTCACCACATTCACTGAACTATGCATAGTAAGTGATGTGATAGCAATCTTCATGAAGTCCGGCACAGCAACAGAAAATCTATAGCTAACTATCATCCGCTGAAAGCGATCAATCTGTCGTTGATCACCATCCTGTTCGCCATCTTCTTCAACTTCTGGCTCACTTGCATGTACAAAAGTATCCAGATACATTATTTGCGTGAATATATCAGAATTGTTACCCGTATAGAGAATAGGTGATATATCGCATCCATTTGTATAAGAAATCTTCATGTAATTGATCAGTGCAGCAGGATCATTAACACCGAAATTATTTGCCGGTACCATGAAACGTTCTGAATAGAATGACAGAGTACCGCCAAACACCAGCTGACTATAATATGTGCCGCATGGTAGTGAAAGTGTTTGTATTCCCGCACCAAAGTCTGCCGTCATTTGTGCGCCATTAAAAAAAACATAGGTACCGGCATCTACGGTGCGCCCTTTAAGCTGGCTTATGTTGCTTGAAATATCCATCAAAATAGTACCCTTCAGATCCAGGATATACCACGCTGTGGCTTGTAACACAGTCCCCGTTTCTATCAATATCTCGAAGGGAAGAAGTGCATCCTTCGGACTTATAAGCTGATACGGACGTGCAATTTTAGCGTTTTCCCTATAGTGCTGTTGTTTTTCTACCTTATCATACCAGGGAAATGCAGTAGGTAACTCATTGAATATCTTCATTATTTGAAAATTAAAGGGTGATATAATTACCCGGCAGAAGGCTGACCGTAGCAGTATAGAAATGTGAATTATCCCCGGCACAATCCTGGTCCTCCTGGTATACAATCTTATCGTTGAATATTTTGTAAGAAGTGCCGGATACGGTGAATGAAGTAGTGGGATTACTTGGTCCGCTTATATTATCCGTAATAGCCGTCTTAACATTTACCTGTAAACTCAATCCTGTTACATCATATGCAATTGTACCACCTGAATCGCTATAGAAGTATATCGTGAAATCCTTTGTGTCTCTATATCCCAATATAGTAGAACCAGTACCGCAGCTACCTATTACATCACTGGTTTTAGGATCCGAATTTTGTAGCCTAATATACAAAGTTGGTATTACGTTAATTGTAACGGTTGCAGATGCGCTGCCAATGCCGTTTGACATTGTATAAGTGAACGTATCTGCACCAGTATAATTTGATGCAGGCGTATAAGAGAATTGGCCATTTGTTTGAATTGTAACAGTTCCTCCACCAGTTGTTGCCTTTGTTTCTCCTGTACAAGTATAAGTATATGTACCGGCTGCTGGTGTATAATCATTTGAAAGCAAATTCCTGGTAGAAGATGCTGCCAAACTGGTATTCTTTGTAGTGTTGAAAGAATCATTCACTGCAACCGGTGTTTGGTTTGATGTAACATTCAGTGTAACTGTAGCTGTATCCGTAAGGCTGGCATCATCCTGAATAGTATATGTGAAAGTATCTGTACCAGTGAAGCCGGAAGGGCGGTTATATGTGAATGATCCATCTGAATTAACAGTAACGGTTCCACCCTGACTTGTTGGATTTGTGAAACTTAAAAGTGAGAAAGAGTTATCATCACTATCATTAGCGAATACGCCGGGCGCAGGGATCGTTACGGGCATTGATTCGATGTACACTGTATAAAAATCGTTGACCGCATCAGGGGGGCTATTAAGTGGCCTTACGTTGATTGTAATAATTGCGTTATTTGAAACAGCGCCCCATCTATCAAAGATTCTATACAACATAATATCATTACCGGTATAAGTTGCTGCCGGTATGTATATGATTTTGTTATTTGACACATAGGCATTCCCATGCGTCGGATTACCCATTATTTCAATTTTTGAAATATAATCTCCTTCATCCACATCCGTATCATTAGCTATTACGTCTATGGTACCTACCGTATCAACATACATATTGAATACGTCATTATTTGCAACAGGTGGACTATTAGGAGTAAGATTACTATCTGCCTGATACAACAGATCCAGCTTCAATGTTCCCTCATTGAAATCAAATGTTGCTTTGTCAACTGATCCAGCACCTAAAAAAGTCAGAATATAATTGTCTGGTTCGAAGGTGTCACCGCAACAAAAAGGAATGTATATTGACTCACCCTTTTTTGTCGGTATTGTACTCAGGAATGTTGTTGTAGCGCCATTCATTATTCCAACAGAAAGGGGTCTATTATACTTGTGATAATCTCTTAGCAATTGAGATACACCCAATGAATTATTAAGCCTTCCAGGGCCTAAAATTGCATTTTCCGTGATGATATAGTAGTTTGTTCCATCACTAGCCGCTGCAATGAAAACAAAACCCTCATCACTTACAATTGAACTTTTTGAATCCGGATTCTCCAGACATAATTGAACATCAGTCGTCACGTCATCTATAGCATAAGTAACATCCTGATCTGTGCCATCAGCTGTTACACATCCTGAATAAGTAATAGGAGTTCCTTCAAAATCAGAATAATATCTGAACTCTTTAAATTTCCAGATCTCATGCTTCGGGATTTTTTCAGTAGAATAAGTATACTTTCTTTTACCTATCATTTCTCTCTTATACCTTGACTGTGTTAGATCAGCACCGATTGATTTCGGCCAGAAAGAAACGTGTTCTATTTTGAATATCCCATCTTCTATTCTCCATTCTACATTGAACATGAAGTTCAACTGTGTCATGAATTTTTCAAACGTCCATTGTGCAATAGAAGAGTTTCCTGTAGAAGTCGGCCTCTTCACATCGGACTTTTGATACACAAAAATGTTATTCACTTTCGATGCAGATCCAGTTACATAGTTCGGATCTCCTGTTGCAGCAAAATCAAAGAAGAGACTCTGTACAGTTAAGCCAGGACAAAAGGCATCAACAAAAGCGATAACAATGTCCTTTAATTTCATCCCATTATCAATAATCAATGCCTGACCAGCACTTCCCAGGACCTGACAAACATAATCTATAGAATAGGCTATGCTGTCACCGGTCTTTGTTGTTACGCAATCATACAATGAGGCTTTACGGGCATATTTTCTATCTCCCCCCGTGCTACACGTATCTGCTACAAGAGTCCAGTCACCTGCCGGTTCTGGTGATGTACATGCTACCGTAAGTATTTGCCTTACCCAACTGGTATGCCGAGAATACAAATTCCCGCTTAATTCTGAGTGATGGTTGTATGGTTGGTATTCCTGATCGTAAGGGTCACCAGCACCTAACCACAGATAATCATCACTACCCGTTACTGTTTCATTTTCCTCATAATATTGCTCTTCTAACACTACATTATCAGAAAACAATTTCACACTATACCTGCTAGGAACAGCACCTAACAGATTGAGCTTTGTTCCCTTATTGTCATTGAAACATTTGTAGGTAGAATCTTCGTCTATCTTGAATGTTACCTGACATGCATCCAGGTCCCAATCCCCATTATTGAGTGAAATTATCCCGGATAACATAGGTGTCCATAGTACATTAAGACCAGGAGTATTACATCTTCTTTCAATCAATAATTTTTGAGGAACGCACCTATAAATAGATGTTTCAAATTGCAAAAGCCGGTCATATGGCGTACCGCGAAACGTCACATTGCCACTGAGTTTTTTTGAATAGGTTCTTTTCCCTGCATCCTTTTGTAATTCCCATTCAATTGAAAACTGACTTTCATTGAGTGGTTCTGAAAAGTATGATCCTATTTGATCAGTTATTGTATACCGATAATGGTTAGATATTTTCGGTGTTGGCATCTTCTTTTGCTTTTTGTGTGATACGTTTTTTGATTGTCTTACTGCCTTTCTTTGTGTATTTGTACTCCCCATCTTCCCAGGTATATGGACGTTCACGCTGTTCAATTGCCATATACCTGAGATGAGATACCATTTCATTCATCTGTTCAGACATATCCGGTGCCTGATTATATACATTAACCTGTAATTTATCCAGGGCCTGTTTAACTGAAATTGCTTCACGGGGAGCCTCTTCTGACAGATGAATACCCATACCTTTCAATAATTCAGACATGAAACTATCCGTAAAAGACAACGCGCTGAAATCATCATAATTAATAGCTTCAACGAGCGGATTATATTTCGCCGTTGATTTTTTATTAATCACATATTCACCTCCTTCCAGTTCTACAATGCCGCCTTTGCCATCTACAGAACGATATTTCTGTCCGCCTTGTGCGTGACTTTTACCGTCAATCATACCACCATCCCCAAAACTCTGTGCGCCTTCATTAACCGCCTGGAAAGCCTTAGCTCTTGCTGCAACGAATGATCCGACCATAAGCGCTATGGTGGCTATGGCCAGTGGGATACCTACGAACGGAATAGAAGATAATGCACTGAAAATATTAGTAGCTGAAGTAATCAGGTTAGATGCTTGTACAGCAGTATCAATTGCCACCTGTGCGCGGCGCATTGCTGTTTGCTTTTTCAGCAATTCCTCCTGTTGCTTTACTTCTTCGTTTTTCTGTTCCTGTTTCGCAGCCAGATCCGCCTTAATTGCTTCCACATTATTAGCCAGCCCCTGCTTTTGCAGATCTTTTTCTTCATCAAGCTGACCCTGTAATTTATCAATCGACTTATCAGTAGTATCAATCTGTTCCTGCTTCTTATCAATCTGACGTTGATATTGATCGATGATGAAATCTGTAATGCCTTTCAAGCCTTCTTTTATTTTATCCCCTGCATCACCTAATGCCTTTAATTCCTTATCGCTTAACCCGTCACCTAGACCTATGATATCAAGGAAAGATACAGCATCATCTTTTTCGCTTCCTAATGCCTTTTTAAGCTCTTTCTTCAGGTTATTTGCCAGCACCTTGGCAGCTAATACTGCTTCGTCGTTTTCTCCCTTTCCTGAGGCTATAAGTGCATCTGCTGACTTTTGAGCAAAATCAGCCTTTATCTGTAGGATGGCAATCTGTTTTTTCTTCTCTACATTAGTATTATCTATAGCAAACTTGCTGGATAATTCTATGAGAGCGACTGCCTTATCTTCTTCTATTTTAAGATCCTTTTGCTTTCCCTCTCTGTTTATTTTATCACGTTCTGCCTGTGTCTGAGATTCAAGCGCCTGTAATGCCAGTATACGAAGAGCCGCCTCATTTTTGAATTGCGTATTAATCTCAACCTTCTTTTTTTCATAACTAACGTCCAGAAGGTCCAGCTCTTTTTTAGTGCCTTCTTTTTGTGCGTCTGCTAATAATTGTTGTGCTGTTAACTGAAGTTCTGCCTTTGCCTTTGCATTATCTGTTTCCAGCTTCTGCAATTTCTTATTACGTTCCAGGGTCAATGCAGCAACTGCTTCAGTCTGAGCTTCAGCACCTGCTATACTTAATGCCTTATCCTTTTCTACATCCTGTATTTTATTTTTATATTCAGCGATAATAGAACGTCTTTCTTTCGCATAACCATCATCCAATGTTGCTACACGTGATACAGCAGCCAGCTGAGTAAACTTAATAATCTGATCAGATATCTTTTTCTCTTCCTCAATCTGCCTTTTCCTATCTTCCAGTGCCTTTTTAGCAAGTTCTTTTTGTTTTTTGTTTTGCTCTGTTTGTGCATTCAACTGATCTACTTGACGTTTTGTACGCATATCAAGTATTTCACGTTCTGCATCTGCAATGTCATCCTGAATTTTACGATACTGCTTACCATCTTCACGGTTCTTTACTTCCATTGTTTTCAATGCCTCAGTATTATCATCAATGAACTTTTGTCTTAATGCAATACGTTCCTCAAATGATTCCGCTTCTATTGCCGCTACTTCTTCAGCAGATTTACCGGCCAATTTTGCATATGCAACGGATATGTCTGTACCTCTTTTAAGTGCATCATCATTGAGTTTCAGCAGCCTATTTTGCCGTTCTATTTCGTCATTCAGATCAGATAAACTCATTTTAGTATCATCTGATGTTGCGCTCCATATTATAAGGCCTGCAACTACCGCTGCAATGGCAGCAACAACGGCTATAATAGGATTGGCAAGCAATGATGCAGTGAAGGCATTAGTAGCTGCCGCAGCACCGGTTGCTGCTCCTGCTTCTGCTGTTTCTGCAACTGCTAATGCTTCAGTAGTTGCAGTTGCTGTTACCTGCGTACGAGAAAGGAAAAGAACAGACAACGCACTATCCTTATTCAAAGCCACTGCTATAGCCTGAACACCTTGTAATAGTGCCATTGCACCCATCACCTTTTGCATAGTGGCTTGTAGCTCCTTATTTTCAGACCCAAATAGCGCCATTGCACCCTGTGCCGCCGTGAAGGCACCCACTAATCCCTGTACCGCCTGCACACCAGCATCCAGATACTTTGTATCAGAAGCCAATACACGCACACGAGCCGAAACGTCACCTATCTGATCCTGCAATTCACCTGCACGTATTGACATTTCACGAAATTCCGCCGTGTTACCCTGCCCTGCCAATTCCATTTGTGCCATGGTTTCACGAAGGGTACGTAACTGTTGACGCAAAGGAGTTACAGTCTCATTCACGTGTTCAGCTGCATTACCTAATCCTTCAAGGAAGCCGGAAGCTAACTCTACCTGGGAAGCCAGTTTCCCGTATTCTGAACTATTAGGATCCAGTGAGTTCAGCTTTTCTTTCGCGAACTCTATCACAGTACCTAACTTTTCAAACTCATTACTGGCCTGACTCAATTTCAATTCAAATGATGTTAACTGAGCATCATCAAAAGTCATTTGAATCCTGTTATTACCAGTAGTAAGTGTTTTAAACTGATCTTTTAAACGTTTTAATTTCTCTTCCAGGCCAGCACCTACACCGTTTCCGTTCATTGCGGCGGCCAATTCAGTACCCAGGCTTTTACCCTGATCCCTTAATTGAGCCAATGAGGCAGCCGTAGGTCGTAAAGATTGTGTAAGCGTTTCAGCAGCAGCGGCACTCTGCCTGAATGACTGATTAACTGTTCCGCTGGCTTCTCCAGCAGTTCGTTCCAGGGCTTCAAGCGTTTGAATACCTTCTGAGACTCCGCTTACCAAGGCTGAAGCATCAACCCCTAACGGTACGATATAATTTCCTGTGCTATCTGACATGTTTTTTATTTTTTATGTTTTCATTTTGTTTAGCAATCTTTTCTTTCCACTGATCGAAAAAGGGCCAAAACTCAAAAATAGACATACCATGTATTGCATGTATCTTCAATATATCACCTTCAGCGATTGAGAAAAACAGATTACGCCACATTTCTCTGATCTTATAAGCATCTTGTGCAATGCTAATTATTTCTTCTCGTTCAAGTTTTGGTTTGCGCCTTCTTTTGATTTTAACTTCGTCGTGTCCTGCGCTGAAATGATGCGGGAAAAGTTGGTATAAACGTCTATAAAACCGCTTACTCCATTCAGCGCCAATGTAAAAAAATCGCGCACATCGTATTCGTTCCAATCTTCTATTTTCTTATTTATTACCTCATCAGTAATAACTTTGCGATCTTCATCTACTGTATTAATAAATAATGCACACATTTTTAAAACAGAAGGAGTGCGTGTATGTATTTGCGCCACACCGCGCTGTAGATTATCCAGTTTTACAGATCCATCCACAAAACGACATTCATTATAAGCGCTTCTGATTTCTCCCAATAGAGTGAACATCTTCATGAAGTCCATCCCGAAAGCAGCCTCTTTTTCTAAGATCTGATATTCACAAAATCGAACAGTAGACATTCCCTTTTCAATATGGTAAGTAACTCCATTTGCGACGAAGGTGTCTTTTGAAAAATCGAGCCTTTTTAATTCGTTCATAAGTACCCTTTTTATTTTTTATTGAAGAAATTGAATACGCGATACCATGCCCATGCTGAAGCAATAGTAAGTGTAATAAATAATATACCTGTGAATACATTCCCGCCACATTCTACATAGAAGTTCCAGGGAAATACATAGAATACATAATAAGCTGAATGTATTCCCTTTTCTAATAATGAACCGGCTACTGAAGTCATGAAATATAACCAGAATGATACCTGACCTGCTATGCACATTTCACATCCCCAAATAGGTTTATAGAAAAATCTGCATTCATAACGTGATCCGAATCTGAACCACCAATTAAGTATATTCTCATATGCCAAAATATGACGATAAACGACGGAGAATAATCCGATTAATACCGAATAAATGATCATTAATAACATACTGTTGGTTTAATTTGTAGACTGCTTACACAATCAGGATTAATACAAAAGTCTACCGTTACCAGTAGACCGAAGAATTCGAAGGGGGGGCGCAGATATTGCGTTATAGATTCATCATATGTATAACGCGAAAATAGCCCCGAATCCTGAGGCATTATACGAGTCACCTTAGTGATCATCCTCATGAATATCCCGTGATTTTGAGGCTGCGCATTCACAATGGCACCTATTGTTGCAGCAATTACCGGCGCGGATATCTCCGCATAACCATCGCCGACCAACCGGGCGCGATTAAGCCAGCAAACTAGGGTAAGTACAGACCGGAAATGTAGCTTAACACCTTCTTTTCCGATAAATCCACTGCCTCCATCCTCAAAATAAATGATACTTCGCTTTCTACTATCCGGCACTAATGATCTTTCGGGTCCTTTCTGACAGGTATTATCTGATTCTGCCACATCATAAGCCACTGGCATGCGCTTAGTAATCGGATTATTATCCTGATCAACGTCCCGATATTCAACACGTTGTACCATGCCGGCCACAGTATCAGAGAATGGTAGTGAGAGAAGCCGCCCCTTCAAAATGTTTGATAATTCTTTGTTCATTATTACAGATTATTTCGTTGAATAATTCGTATTACTTCAGCTGTAGCTACTTTCACCATGCTATCAAAATTATCACCTACCAGAACCTTACCTATAAAATCTCCATAACGATCTCTGTTATAATTCATTTTCTTTTGGCCTTCCTTATTCGTGTGACCCAAAGGTGCAATTACTCTATTTCCTTCTACAACGGGATCGTCCGGATACATACCAGCAAACATTTCGCCGGTGAAAGTCAAATCCACATGTTCTGTTTGCAACCCTTCGGCCTCACGAAGATCACGCCATGCCATGCCTTCATCTTTTTTGATCTTATTCTCAATAAATGAGGCTCCCCGCTGAGTACTTTCTTTTCCTTGAAACCAGAATGCAGGGAGTTCGCTTGTACTATATACGGCTCCGAATCCCTTTTCCTTAATAGTCCTTTCTGCCAATGCCTTTGCAGTAAGGGAAACAGAGGTAGCTATCTCGGGAAGAGATCTCTCAATATCTGATTTGATATCCTTCATTCGTGTTATAAGATCCTGTAGTGATGACATATCGATTAGCTTAATATGGTAGCCTTGATTATTTTGTTATCCCGGCAAATGAAACAGTCTGAACTTGTTACATCCATTGTAGAGATCAGGAAATTAAGCCGGGTATTATATTCTGATATGAAGTTCGCCCTTTTCCCATATAGTTTCTCCTTATCCATCATTGTATACCGGTTAATCTCTCCACTATCAATTATTGACTGCACCAATAACTGATTTGATTTGAAGAGCATCATCCAGGCCAGCACAACGCTCACTGCATCATTCTGGTCATATTCACGGCATATTACATTGCCTGCCTGACAGGTGATAGATACATCAATTACAAGCCCGTGAGCCATCTTATCCACAGGAATTTGCGCCACACTATTCATACTATCTCCCTGTCCACCAGTAACTTCCAGGTATATTTCGGCACCGCCTATACCGCCGTTACCACAGTTACAATCTATCTTATTGTCTTTTGGTTTTGCATTAGTTTCGCCACGATCCCACACGAAGTAATAATCGTATGATGTTCCAGTCATTGAAAGAGGCATTACCGGAAACTCAGGTCCTGTTGATGCTACCAAATTTCCACCAGGAGAATTAAAAGAACCGGTATAGATCAGTTCAATGTCGTTTCCTTCAGCTGGTGTACGATATATATAGAAAGGAAATTCCCCGGCAATATCAGTAACCAACCGTACCCGATTAACTGTTATCACACCATCGCTTATTTCGATAGGTCGCAATCTCATGAATTGGAAGCGCTTAGAAGCGTTTAATGAGGTGACATAAGTCAATTGCCCCACATTGCCCATGAATTTGTTTTTTGCAGGCTTATATTGCGAACTAAGGGCCGTTTTGATATCTCCATCCACAATCTTTTGTGCAGAAGCGATTGCCCGGAAGGACATTTCTGCCATATTGAAACAGTAATCAATGTATTTCAATTCATTGATCGTAACTGATCCTGGTACATCATCCAGGTAGAGACCAGATTTTGACAACTTCAGTTTCTCCTTTGTAGGCCCATCCAGGCCAGAAAGTATACAGGGACATTCGTTCGTTGTAACCCCTATGACATCCGTTAAGCATGTAAGCATATTATTTGATTTTGTTAGTATAAAAGTAAACAAAAAAGGGCCACCGTGTTAACGATGACCCCTTTTGAAGTGAGAAGTGCGATTTACTGAACGTAGAACTTGTCAATAGATGGTATTTTAACAATATCCCGGTCCAGGTTATAGAATCTTTTTGATTTGCCTGAAGGCATTAGTACCTGTACATCATAGGAGTGAAACTTATCTGCTGCATGCTGCTTCTTAATCACACCTTCCAGCTGTCCGGTTTCGAAATCAATAATACAGGGCCGGTCATATAAATCAGTCCCTTCATCAACAATAGGCAGGTTATTAGTCTCCTTCCAGTTACCTAACTGAGCGTCTGTAACTACTTCTGTCTTACAAGACAGCACATAATTTGCGAAGTCGATTAATTGTTTTTCTATATACATAATATTGCTGTTCAGCTTACCCTGTCCCCGGTTATGATTCAAATATAATGAAAAACTCCGTACAAATCGTACGGAGTTTAGAGCCTGATATTCGACACCTTACCAAGGAGAAATTATTTGGGGCCTTATTATACCGTTTGCAACCGGTAAACGTTTTTATATGGTGTTAGTTAATCGTCATCACTTAACCCAAATTACTCCGCTTTCATAAGGCCCTTTCTTGTTTAGGTTGAGCCGGAAATAGGAGTCGAACCTATAACCATCTACTTACAGGGCAGAAGCTCTGCCAATTGAGCTATTCCGGCATTGTGAAACAAATATAAAATAAAAAACCGATAGAATAATCTACCGGTTTTTCTGGGTACTTATGGCACGACTAAAAAAGAAAGGCCGTTATCAGGTTGTAGGATTCAGCTGAGTATAAGAAAGGATGCCAGTAGGTTCGTAAGTTACGCTGTTCACTGTTACAGGGCAGCCGCCTGGGTTCTTCCAGATACCTGCATTCACCTCAAATCTCCATGAGTGTACGATGTGCGCTTTACCACCAACGTTATCACAACGATAGGTGTAGAATACGTCATATTTTACGCCGGGAAGGGTCGGAGAATTAACAGTATACCATGTCTGTTGAACACTGCCTAACATTTCTTTCGGAGAATCAGGGTGTGTTACGCGAGTACCGATAGCAATGGCACCATTGCTTACCATGAATGTATCTTCCTGTAGTCCTGCTTTCATGAATCCGAACAGGTCAAAATACATAGATAAGGCAGCGATACGGGCGGCGTTACCTTTACCTTCAGAATTACCATTGTCAAACTTCGCATCCTGCCATGCATCCCATAATGCACCATTATCAATGTAGTATGGAGTACCCATCTTGTTCATGTATGCCTGACGCAGCATACGAGTTACAATTTTAGGTGCTTGATAATCCAAATATGGCACTTGCGTGGTCATATTTGCAGCATTAAAAATATAAGGTGATGGCGCAACGTTAATACCGGCATACTGTTTCAGTCTTAACAATGTCTGAGTGTTTAACCACTCATCCAGTGTTTTAAGTGCTTTAGCCTGGGCCTTACCTGCTACGGTCTGCATATCGAAAGTGTTACCACGCAGTTCTGTTTCATCTACAGAAAAATCCACCTTCTTACACAGGTCAAGGGTATATTCCAACGCCTTTGAACTTACAGGAGAACCATCTATGGCACAGTTAGGGACACAATCTTCAGCTTCGATATCACATGTATCCAGCCAAACAACTGCTAACTTATTATCCTTGTTGCGGTCCAGGAGTGGAGTAAATGTTGCTGTCTGATTTTCCAGAACAGCAAGTGCGGCATCCGCATATGGTTTGTATTCCGCCTGTAAGCGACTATCTGTACCGTTCGCCTCTGCCATGAGGTTGATACGCTGTAATTCTGATGCTGTGAATGTAGGCATGATCAAAAAATATTAATGGGTAAATAAAAGCTGTTTACTGTTACGGTTTGGCATTCTCCGCTTCCCAGGTACTTAGAACGGTATCCCTGTCTGCGAGTGGAATGCTCTTATCATTAATGATCTTTGTAACTTCTTCAAAAGTTTTCGGCTTCACAATGTTAGAAGGATATCCAGGTTGTTTATTCGACTTCTTATCGTCGTCGTTTTTATTTCCTGAATTCTGACCACCATTGTTTTTCTGAAAAACGAAGAACTTAGAAGCATTCGCTGTTACTAAGTCATCAAGTTCAATGTTGTTACCATGCTTATCAGTTGCCATTGTACCATCTTTTTTCAGGATGATTACATTGTCCCCGTCCAGCTGGTAATCGTAATCTTTCAAAGAATTAGCAAAAACTTCCTGAAGGTTAGCAGCTATCTCCGCATTTTCGGGTAAAATCGGATTCAAACTAGCCAATTTTTTCAGGGCGGCACTCTTGACAGTTTCGAAAGTTTTCTCAGAGTTGTGCTGCTTCTGAATGTTTTCTACTTCTGTTTTTGCCTGGGCGACAGCTGCATCTTTTTCCTGTTTCAGCACTCTTTGCATTTGCAAGAATACAGGATGCTTTTTAATATCGTCGTCCGTTAGTTTTGTTCCTTCTGTACTTGTTGTATTACCGGATATTATGTCGGCCACCAGTTCGGCCCCCGTTTTGTCAGATTCAATACCGTAGATTCCTTTCAATTCCTTTTCCAGATTAGTAAGGGATTCTGATTTCCCCTTCTTATATCCGTCCTGATAAGTTTGTCCAGGTTTGCCAGCTGTCAGCTTTGATATTCGGGTGCTATCAAGCTGCACGATGGCTGAAAGGATGGTATCTTCTGTGTTTTCGCTGTTTTCTTCGTTAAGCAGATCAGCAACTGCCCCGTTGTCCAGTTTTAATGCTGTGGACAGCAGCCCCGTGAGAATCTTTTTGTAATCCATGTCAAAAGTAGTTTATTTTTTTGTTATTCAAATTAAAGGCTGTTTTTAGCCCGTTCTTTGGCCTCTTTTAATTTTGTTACCTCTGGTGGCTCAGGGATATTTTTCAGATAAAATACCCCCTTCCAGTGCGGGTGATCCTTAATTTTCTCCCAATGCTCAATTGTCATAGGCGATTCGGCTAGGGTTCGCTTGTTGACTGCTATGACAATCATGTCGTAATAGGTTGGTCGGAATCCTGTTTTGAGAGATTCAGCTTACGCACCTCAGGCGGTGCAGCTGGAACTTCCTTATAACCTCCCTTATCGCCGCCCATCTGATCCCAGGACTGACGGGTGAATCTTACCGGCAGTTTTCCCGGCCCCTGGCTGGCATATACATACAGGCTATCAGTGTCTTTTGTCGGATCGTAAGCATCCGTAACACTGTCATACGCGCCAACTGGGAGTGGCGGTTTCGGAACTGGCGGGATGCCAGTGAGTTCGTTTTCTCCATCTGAGTTGTTTTGTCTAACTGCCATAAATAGATAGTTTTTCTTTTTTGTTATGTAAATATAGTATTTTATGCTGCCTGTAAGAACTTTTGCGCATCAGGTCGCAAAATAACTGCCAAAGAATCAGGTATCCAGTTAAGATGGTGACGGCATCCCCATCCGCCCAGGTCCGTTACTGGATTATAGTTTGGCTGCATAGATTTGCCGGGATCAAAGCGCTCTATCTCTGAGATATGAAACACTTTTTCATTCCGTTCTTTGCACCACTCACGAGTGGTCTTAATAATTCCTCCTTCAAAGACTGCAAACTGAAAGCCTAATTTATCAGCGAACATGCGCCCGGTGGTGCGATCTATCTGTGCATAGGTATCATATACAAAGTTTCTGGTGTACTTATTCAGCCAGTCGAATGGGTTGCTTTGCGGATTTCCTTTAATGTAATCCTTAATAGCAAACTTCGTATCCTGCCAGCCCTGACCACCTACGATTCCTTTCAGAGTAATATCCCTGACTGCCTGCTTCACCTCTGCCGCCTGAGCAATCTTCACCAGATACCCGTTCTTTTCAAGGCGGCCCTTCTCCCCTATGCCTAACCATGTCTGCACTGTTTCCATCACCAGCGGTTTGATAGGAAGAAGAGAAGCCTGTGTTGTGAAATTGCTATAATATCCACTCTGAAAATTAACTACCTGCATGGCCCCGGATGCAATTTCAGATGCTAACCCTATACCTTCTGAGGTATAATAAGAACTGAAAGCCAGATCGATAGAAGAGATCAGCCTTTTATTATACATGTTATTTCGTATGTTCCCGTTCTCATCCTTATCCAGCTTATCAATTACCCGGTTAATGATCTCATCATACATCACCTCCCCGGCCTGGGTAGCAGCAGCCTCTAACTTCTTTTGCAGATCATTAAGCAGTTTATTTCGGGAAGCCATTAATTTAGCCAGCCCTGTTTTGTTGTTAATCATTCTTCATTTTTTGATATGATAACTACGCCTGATTGATCATCTGTACCTGCATCCTGATTCAATTGATCTGTATCAATTGTATCTTCTGTATCAACCGGATTGTTATCATCAGCTGTTGATGCTGTGTCTTTTGTGATATTGAAATTAATAACCGGTGCGCCTGCATCTATCTCCTTCATTATCTCATCAACCTTTGCTCTCACTATTTCCCACTGTTTATTAATACTATTTAAGTACCAGAATTGGGGAGTTTCCAGGTTGATTTCGGCAAAGATGTTTTCAAAGTTTGCATACAATACCTTATTAAACTTACTCACAAACTCACTGGCCATCAACATCGTTATTTCATCAGATGATTTACCAGTGAACGGGAAGAAGCGCCTGGATATATTGTACTTCATATATCCTATTGGATCCCCCTCATACACAATTGCTGCTATATCACTATTAATGTTGTCTCTTAAGAATGAAGGGCCACCACTATCATTTGCCGTTTTCAATTCAGCAAGCAACATGCCCATCGTTTTCAGTTTCGGATCGGCAGGGTATATATGCACTATCTCACCATCTTCCGGCTTCGCCACACCTGCCAAACGCGCGAAGGTATATACCTGGATCTTTGCTATTGTGCTGATCTGGGCTGTGTATGGACGCACTGCTGTGTAGACACCTTCAGTATTGTACTCTATTTCTGTTGCCGTTTTAGCAATGGCCGGTTGTAAGAACATCTGTGAATTGAATACGGCTAAATGTGCCTGCTCCTTCAATCCGTCAATGTATTCCTGCTGGAATTTTAACAAATCAATATCGGGGGATTTATAAACTAACATGCCATTCAAATCTATCATGTCAGCCTTGTTTTCAGGCATAGGTAGCAGTATAACATCCTGGGCAGTAGTGTGATACTTATACCCCTTGCCATCACAGGCTGTACACTTATCGGTTGTCCCCCTCACATAACCCTGATGGCACCCCTTCGGCTTACCCCCGGTACCAGGAGCGCCCTCACATTTTTCAACATACTGCAACTTCTGAGGAAAGGCGTGTTGTGTCATTGAGAGATCCTGCTCAGACACTGCTTTGATCGATTTCAGGAAGAAAGGCATAGCAGCATGAAAAGGATTCACATATGTTTCACCGTTCGTTGCACCATCTTCCTTATAACCTATGCGAACCGCTGCTGCATACCCCAGGTTCGGAGTATAGAAAGATACTATGAAGTTCTTGCCTCCTTCCTGCAATAGCTGCTGATAGCTTTCATCTATCACAATGCCGTCTCTCTGCATTAGCTTAACACACACCTCACACCACACGATGGTATTATCCTCTTCATACAACACATACTTATCACCATCTACTTCTTTCACATCCCCGTTGTCTTGCAGGTATTCTACGGTGATATCCTTATGCACAAACAGGTAGCGCAATTCATTGCGTTTATACAGGAAATCCCAAGCATCCCGGGCCGGAATATCATAAGGGTATGGCTCTACTTCCTTGTCCTTACCTAGATTTTCCCATTCAGTAACTACCCAGGCGTTTGGATCAAAGAATGATAAGTGTTTGAATCGTGTGTTAAACCATTCATCCAGTCCCCTGGTATCCTTCAATTTTGATCCGTAGAAGTTGCGAATCATATTCTGCACGGCTTCATTCTTTTTCGAATCACCAAACTCAAAACGCTTCTTCACCTTATTGCTACGTGCTGCACGGTCAAAGGGGGTCATCAGAGATTCTGCCATCGCTGATGTAATGACCTGAGTTATCCTTTCACGTTGCTCCATCGCTTCAGCACTCTCACGGGGATTATACCGAATCAGCATACTACCACACCCTTCACCAGTAATCAGCTTAGTATACCGCTCCGCCATCTTCACAACACGATCATAGTGCAGATGCTTCCTCTGTGATGAGATTAACTTATTGCCTAATTGAAAGGCCAGATCTTTTTCCATGTAGTTAGTATTTTGTTAATTAAAATTACGCTTCTTTCAGGTAGTGTTTGCATAAGTCGCAAACCAAATACTCCATAGCATCAGATGTATGCCCTATTGTTTCCCTGCCATCCTTCTTTTCAGGATTCTTCCCGTCACCGGGTGCATTCAACTTCACATATTCACAATCCCTTATAAGTTCTTCACATTCTGAATCAATTAGGATCTGTACATCCTTAATCTTATCCTCAAAGATCCGATTCATTAACTCACGCCGTTTTAGATTCATAAGGTTGAACATGCCTACCCGCAGCCATCCAGTTGATATATACCGGTAGAGTTCCTGCTCTAATAGCGTATACTGAGTACTACCTCCCAATCCAATAATCCTACTACGGCCCGTTGCATCCCCATATACTAACACATCCGGGTTCTGATCTATCACATCCATATCATGACTGAACGCCGCGACTGCCGCCTCCCCTGAATCATCAGGGGGCTTCATGCAATATTCTTTGAAGAACCGGATTTGCATGACTTCTACCTCTTCCCACAATTCAACTTCCTCATCAGGTTTATTATCACTACGAAGCCACGCCTTGCCATCCTGCTTAACCCATTGGTTCACATATATTACCTGCGCGGCCAGTTGTGTATAATAAGGTACTACGTTGAAATCATAAGTCAGAGAGACGGCCTGATCACGTAAATATGGAACATTTCCTACTGTTTTTCGCCTGGAGAAGTTAGAGTAATATTCACCTCCTGACTTACTGAAGGGATAGGAGTAGATAAACTTCAGTGCCTGATTCTCTGATAGTTGGTTAAGCCTCTGCTGAATATATCCAGGCCGTAGATTCTCTTCATTCCAGAAGGATGAATAGATCACGACCTCATTATCCCCAATGATCTTATGAAAATAGTCATAATGATCTGTACAACGTTTCTTAATTTCTTGCTCATGCTCAGATAACCCGAACATCTTAATAAGCCAATCCGTGCCACCTTCTGACGGCGATGTATGAATATAGCAGGGATTCCATCCGATAAGTCCTCTTTCCTCCTGTTCCCGGGGCGTTATCGTGTCGTCGAATATGATTGTGCCTTCCTTATCGTACCATAGCCCAAATTGCCTTAAACGGGCAAATATAACTGTAGTTAGCGCCTCCTCCTTTGTATCCTTCGTTTCATCCAGGTGTGCGTAGGCGAACTCCTTACCGTCATGTGCTAAGTAGTTAGTCAGGTTACCTACGAAGATCATAGCCCCATTCTTGAAGCTAATAGTGTTGTAGTAACCCTTCAGGTCCTCATTCCTGATAAAGTGCGGCGGCGGTACCTTGTCGATCACATAATGCCCTCCGATATTGAACTTAGGATCATACTGCGTAAACCCAAACACACGTTTCCAGATCTTGAATACCCGGTTAAGTGTAGTTTGTGACAGCTGGATATCAGTGTTGGCTCCGATAAAGCCCTTACACTTCGGGAACTCATTCACCATCATCCCAGAAAGCAGCCCGATTAATTCTGTCTTTCCACCTCCCTGACCGGCCATGTCGAGAATAACGGCGGCCCGGGAAGTGATCACGTCTATCTGAGGCTCTGAATAGATACATTCAACCTCTTCCGATTCGCTTTGCTGTATCAAATTGGCCATAATTGTTAATATTGTATCATTAATTGAATTGAGTTCAGAGTCAATTTTGTCTAATGCCCGGAAAAAACGAGACCACCCAGTGCCTGAGTGGTCTTTTCTAATATTATTTTGCCTCATCAAACGGACGAGGGCGGGCGCGTGGCATGATCTTAATAGTCCTCTTCATGTCTGTTACTACATTACCCTTGAACTCTACCGGTGCTTCTATCCCCAGGATACGGCACCTCATCTGGATGCACCACTGAACACCGAAGAGGAAGCGCGGGTCCCCGTTGGGGTTGTATTCCGTAACACTATTATCTTCGTCCAGGACCTCAGGGATAGCATAGATATCCCCCTTCTCATCCACCCCGGAAGCCCCTCCTGGCTTCACCTTCTTCTTTGTTGTGGTCTTAATCGACTTACTGATGCTCTTATACCACGCCTTCCAGTACTCTTGCTCCAGCTTGTTGATACGCACCAGTTCCACCGCCTTCATTTCGTCTATCTTCTCCAGGCGGTTGGACAGCCACTCTGCTTTGAGCTTCTTAACGTAATTGAATGCCGTCTGCTGGCTGATTGTGCGGGTTGAGTTGGCTGCAACCTGATCTGCTATCTGCCTGTAACTGTAGCCCTGTAGGTATAGATCGGCCACCACATTGAGTAATTCTTCCCTTTCATGCTTTTTAAATCCGCCATGTCCTCCCATATGTCAAAAATATTTACCTAAAAATACCTCATTATCCAGAACAAAACACTAGTTATTCACATTATTCCGGCTTGTCCTCTCTACACTTACCACAACAATCTGTTGATATGCAACCATTTATGTGTTTTATCAACATTTTGCTTTCTCCGCCTTGTTCATGCTTAAAATTGATAATTGGGGGCAATTCTGGCTTGTTGACGCTTTTCAGGAAATGATTAATTGGGATAAGATCTCTTTTTGCTCTGTCTATTTGCTCCGCAAAGAGGATATGAGCTTTCCCTCTGATGATTTCTTCATGGTAATGTTCTGAATATCCGAACTTAATATGTGTGGGCATCATTGATTCTTTTAGTTCCTGATAATTATTTTCAGAATCAGGATGGAGAGGAAAGCTGCATACTATTCGCTCAGGACCTTCTTCTGAAATAAATTTTCCTCCCCCCGCAGGGAATGGAACACCGCCTGGTTTGAATCCTTCTTTGACGGAAGCTCTCATCATTGATTCCCGCTTCGCGGCTATTAGTTGGTTGCGCAGATATATGAAATAGCCGACCAACTTAAAGGCCCGGGAGAATATCATGGCCTGGATCTGCCTTCTGCTCATGGTTATCCTTTTCATTCTTTTGATCATCATTTTGTTCTGGTTCATGTGAAAGTGTTTTGATTTTGTTTTCAATTGATGGGATATTTGGCATTAAAAAACTAGATGAGGCGAAAGTATATCTCATTCCTTTTTCACCATTTTTTTCATAAGGCGTAGCCGTTACCTCATACTGTATGCCGTTTATCCAGGTTTTAGTTTTGGGTTTATGCTTTTCTTTGTGGCATTCTGGACAAAGTGTTTGAAAGTTTGATATATCACAACCTCCACCCCCTTCTGATACTGGTATTATGTGATCAGCTTCCCATTTTTATGGTATTGTCCACAATGACGGCAGAAGCCTTTATCGATGTTGAATAATGCCCTTCTGATTGCACTATTATTGCCTTTGATTATTGAGAATAATAGATAGAGCTTATTCATACACTCCTTGGAAGCCCATCGCGTTTTTCTTCCCGTTAATACAACACCGCATCCGCACCCACAAACATTTCCCGTTTTGGGTGCGAAATCAATAAATTTTATTTTCTGGTGTCTTTTGAATCTATCAATTTCCATGGGTTTAGCTTTTTATCAGGTGTTCAAATATTTGCCTTCTGATTTCATTAGCATCACTAAGCTGGTATTCTTTTCTTACATGGGCGGCCAGGGCCTCCGCCGTTTCACGCCGGTATGATGGATTTTCTATGAGGTATTTCATTGAATCAAACCAATCACGCGGACTATTGCATGTTATCACATAACCATTATCCTTTTTATTCAAATAAGGATGTATCTCAGATGTAATTATTGCAATGCCCTTTGCGCCTGCTTCCAGGACCTTAAGATTTGATTTGCAGGTGTTGAACTCATAGTCCTGTAAAGGTGCAATAGCAACATCTGAATAATCATACAATTTCATGTAATCGGTAACAGGATGAGAAGGCATCTGCTTATAATGACCATTACCAGACATCTTACCATTTAATGACATAATTGAAATCATGTACTCCCACTGCTTCTCACTATATCTATTTTTTGCATCAATACCGGCCAAGCATATCTCATATGTTTCTTCATTTGAAAACCGGGCGCGATTGAGCATATAAAGAGGGTCATGCATTATCATGGTATCATGTGCATGAGATGCACCGGCAACATATATGAATCTTGTGACGCGAAATAATTCACCACTCTTGCGCGGCGTGAATTGTCCTTTATCGAAGGGTAATGCATTCGGTATTATCTGTATCCAGCTATTATATTCCTTTATTTTATCAGCCAAAACACCATTGGTTGTAATCACCATATCGGCATTTTTAAGGATCATTATTAGGCTTTCTGTCATCTTACTGCCTTCCCATTGATATTGTAAATAATGTCCAGGAAACAGGCTAAAATAATCATCCAGGTCTACCACGTATTTGAACCCTATCTGCTTCTTTTTCAAAAGAAACGAATCTACCGGCTCAGTAGGGAGACGGTTGAAAAAGACAACCGGATGCGATTTTAGCGCCTGCAAATACGGTAGCCTATTTTTTTCAAACAGATCAATTCCCATTTCAGATAGAGGCAGAATTACGCGATGATAATCGCAAGAATGTGACTCACGGAAAAGAGGTAATATATTCATTCTGATTACTTATAAGGTTTGAAAATCTTATTGTCTTTCAATCGCTCAGTTAATTTGATCCTGGCCTCTTCAATGAGCTGATTTTTTGTATCATGAAGAACACTTTTACCTTCCCATTCAAAACCCTCACAGCTTCCAGATACATCACAGATATGTAGCAGATCTTCACAATTTTTAACTGTTACATATTGCCCCAGTGGACTTAAACCGGCTTTTTGTGCGCGGATTAAATAATCTACATCCTCAAAACCATATTTTCCAAACACTTCGAATCCTCCAAGCGTTTTAAGCGCATGCTGTGTTAAGAAGAACAATACCCCAGTAGGATTTTTAACTGATACTGCTCCCATTGGTTGTGAAATTCCACCCTCTCCACATAACAAAACACTGTAATCTTGTATAACTTCTCCCCATGCATTTGGGCTGGCAATAAAAATGTGTTGTTCGGGATTATAGTAATGCGCTCTAATGAATGAATTTTGCCAACCGTTTACCTTAGGGAAAACATCATCATCCATTATAAATATGAAATCACAATCCTGCAATATTGCTAATCCCATATTCCGCGCACCTGCTACACCTAACCATTCATTAGAATAATATGGCTGATATTCACTGTCTTTCAAAACAGTTGGAACTTCGCTATTATCATCAATGATGATAAAGTTGGTTGCTCCTGAGAACTGACAATGCTTATTATAAGCAAAGTTTACAACGCGCTCCCTATTTTTTGTGATTACCGATATTCCGATTTTCATAATTCAAAAGGTGTTTTATTTCCTTACCTGGGAAGCTAGACCAGATCCGATAAAGGTGAAAAATATAAAGTCCTGTCATTAAGCCTAAACGCATTCCCTTACTCCTGAGAGATTCGCAATATTCCCTATCAAAATCAATACGATTCTCTTCGAAATAAAAACTCTTAATAGTGCGATATGGAATTAGCATGAACATACCCGCAATATCTCCTTCTGTCGGGATAACTTGTGTGCCATATACATGCATTCTGGAATATGCAATATCAAAATGTACCCTGATATCCATTTCATCAGAAAGCTGCCCGTCATGAAGCTGATGAGTGTCATTAAGCCGGTTTGTCATACAGCCTATAAGGTCAAAATCATTACCATGCTTATAGATTGCCTCATCTATGAGCGCTCCCCATTCAGGAAGAAGGAACATTGTATCTCCATCGCGCACACAAACCCACTCTCCTGGTTTGCATATGTCACATGCTTCATTAATTGCACGCCCGAAATTCTTGTTTGTGTCATAAGGCGTTACATAATGGACCTTAATTTGTTCACGCTGTCTTATCATCTTTTAGGAATTTATTGAGTAACCGATTTCTTCTTCTCATTGCACGGAATTTGTAAATAAGATTCAAAAACAGAATAAATATTTTTTTCTCCCAACCCTTTAATACTGAAAAGTACAAATAGGCAATGTGTAAAATGTTAATGAAAACTATTAATGCAATCCACCACCAGCTGAGATTAACAAAAAATGGAAGTCTGGACAATTTGAAGAAGAAAAAAAGCGTAATAATTAAATCGTAAACATTAATTGAACGAATCATAAATAAATTTTTAAATAAGCCTATAGTATGTTCTATAGGCTTATTAATTAAAAATTAACGTCTTGCAGCAGCGATATTGCAATCTTGTTCCGGCTTTTTATTAAGAATATGCCCAGATAAAAGCATGTGTAAACGATCGGCCTGATTAGTTGCATCACTGGCTATTTCATTTTTTTCAGTTGCCTCACTGACTGCCATCATAACTAATTGACGTAATGCCAATTCCAACACTTCATTACGTTCCAATAATGACAAAGGCCGCATCAAGTCAGTAAATAATTCTGCTAGTTTAGGTCCGCAGATACCGGCAGGGATTATTATATCATCGGGTTTTTTATTCCCCTCAACAATGTTTATCTCTTCACGCACCTGGACTTTTCTTCCACCAGATAGTTCCTGCATGATAGGAACTCTTAATGTTTTTTTTGAATAAACATCTTTACATTTTTCTGTTTTTACTTTTGAAATTGCCATTTTGTTATTTTTTATTTGTTTTAATAGAAAATTTATCTTTTATTGATTAAAATAAATGATAGAACAGCTATTTATTCTTCTCTTATTATTTTATGAGTAGTGACGTCTTTAACATTATGATTATGATGTATGGTGTTAATAGCATCCTCTACATTTTCTTTTATCTGTGATGAATAAATTTTAGTTTCATCATATGCGCCCACTCCTACTGCAATCCAATATTCTTTTTTAATTGGAGCCATATAAAGCTGTCCAATATTTTTTTTATCACAAGTCGCCGGTGTATGACTGCCGTAATCATCAAAAACATATATCCAATTAGCTTCACTATTTTCAACCTCAAAAACATGTTTCCCGCTTACTTTTGGATTATCTCTTCTCAATAAAGTAAATCTATAATATGCTTTTCGTCCATCAGAAAGCTGACAAATATTTCCAGCTTTAGCACGATCTAAATTAAATGGTTTGCTTTTTTGCATGATATTTATTTTAATTTGTTGTTAAAATTATTTTGTTAAAAAGGTAAATCGTCTATATCTGTTTTACTCTGCTGGGTAGGGGGAGCAGTGATAGGATATGATTGAGCAGATTGACCTTTAAATTTCGGTGCTGATTCAGCAATCTTTTCACACCGCCAACCATTCAAAGAAACTATATAACCGGATTTGCCATTTTTAGCCCATCTATGCCCCCTTATTTCAGAATCGACTATTACTACGTCTCCGATATTAAAACGGTCTAAAACGTCCCCTTTGCCATTAAGAAAGTCGATCTCATACTCTTGTGGATAATTACCCTCAATTTCTTTCACGCAGAGCATCCTTTTTTCGATCATTCCTATCTGAATTGTATCAGATATATCCAGGATTTTACCCTTAATCTGAACTTTTGCCATGACATTAAAAATTTATTGATTTTGAGATTAATTGCATGATCTGTGTTTTGAAATAGAATCTTATTCCTGGTTCATCTTTTGGAAACCATTTCCCATTTACCCTGATCCTGAATCCTGATCCTGCATTTTTTTCTTTAAATAAGCATTCTGGGAAACATTCTACCTTATTTGTCTTTTGTAACTTCCCATCGTTTCCATATTTTTTTAGCAAAAAGACGAATGACGGTTTACGCTTTTCGGCCATAGTAACTAATTTGATCAGTTAAAATAGTTCGCAGCGGTTTTATAGCTGCTAACTATTGTGGTTTGAATATCTTTTGATATCGGGCATTACATTCATCAGTATCAACAATCCCGTTTTCTATCATTTTTATGAGTACTTCACCCAGGGCCTCAACTCCTGTAGGGAATGGCTTCTGTCCTGATAGATCATTAACACAGAAACGGAGTTCTACACCGCGTTTATGAGGATGAAAATTGAAAGGGATATCAACATATCCCGCAGCCATTGAAGAACCAATCATAACCCTGATTTCCTCATAGGTCCAGGCAGGTATTAAAATAGGATCGTGTAATGATTGATTAAACTGGTGATGTGACACGATCTCCCATCTTATTTCTTCAACAGTATTATCTGGTGGTTTGGAAGATGTAAAATTTCCAGTACAATATTTTTGTTGTGTGTAACAAAAAATACAGCTTTCCTCAATACCCATCGTTAAAAGCTGAATTACTTTTTCTGGACTCAATAAAATAAGTCCGGTAGCAGAATATTTCATGATTATAATTTAATGTTTAGTTGATTAGTTACTTGTTCTACTGCTTTCAATGCCTTATCCAGTATTAATTTCCGTGGGCTTTCATCCAGTTTTTTACACCCATCCAATGATATATAAAATTCACTACTTGCATGCTCCTGCCCATCCCACGCAATTATTGTAACTGTTATAGATTTTTCATTGCGTTTCATGACATTCAATATATTTTTTGAGTTCAAGTAAATTGTTATAAGCTGCAATAAATCCCCTGGTTAATGGATGTGCCGTTGTTAATATGGCTTTAAATGATTCTGTGAATTTCACGACATCATTCACTCTCTTGTAAGGTGTCAGATAGATCGGCGCTATCGGAAGCTGACACGTTTTGAACCACTCTATTATTTTTTCTGATTTCTCCTTTGCTGACTTTTCCTGTTGGGTTAATAGGTGCCTCTCCATCTTTGTATGTTAAGAATTGTTTTAAAATATCATACTGAAAATAAACATCATGTCCATTTAATATTCTTCTAACAAATTGATGCGCCCCCAATGCTCTGCATAAATTCAGTGCAATATTTTATATCATCCTTACCTTCTTTCGCTCTAGCTTTATCGGAATTATAATATTGCATACCATTGCTCTGAATCTGCATTTCTGTATAACTAAGATGCATCATACCAATTGTTCCACGTTCTATAATCCTATCACATTTTACCTTGAAAAACAATTCAAACGCTGCACTATGAATTGATTCAATAGCATGCATTTCAAATTGCATTGGATTTAAATTAATTATATGCCTGATTATATACATACCAGCAATAGAACCACCACCACTTGTTAAGTATATATTAATTCTTCTACCTTCTGAAGAATCAACACAATTAATAAACTCCTTAACGAGGTCATGAGTGATTGATCCATTTATTATAAAATGTTTAGGTTGGTGTATCATAAATTCAGGTATGTTTTTGCCCTGTTGATTTTATCTTCAGGAAGTGAAAGAATTATTTTATTGAAACGGTTTATTACTATTGGCCACACTGGCATTAATGAACGATCTATAGGGGCGCAATTATCGTATTGATAATGACATTCATTACACCCGTACCAGCAGTTTAAAATGTGCGTGGCCACCTCTGGAAACTTATTCTCTGCCTTTGGTAATACATGGCAGATAATAGCGCGGGGATTTATTGTCATACTTTCACGTAGGTGAATACCACAATTTTCGCATCTATCAGGCCGTAGTTGTATTTTCAGATTAAACCATGTGGTTAGTGCATCCTTTACTTTTTTCTCTTCTGCCGCTGCCGCTTTACAACGAGGTGATTCTCTCTTCACTTGTGCGCGGTATTGCCAATAATGATATTGACATCGCCCGGCAATGATATAGTTTTCGGCAGCTTCCGGTCCGCAATCAATGCATGTTCCACGTTTTGCTTTCATATTTTATTATTGAAAATTCCACGTAGCACCTTCTTTGTATGAGAAGGTGTTGTTTTTTCTCCGATCATCCATTTTGCATAGCCGTATTGACTGGCTACTGGCTGACCTTTGTGCTTACCGAACGCATATACAGGAACTCCTTCAGCATTGAAAATAATTTTACCTGCCACATCCACCCGCTGTTGTTCAAAACAGAATTTATCCAGCTCCTTTGCGTCCATTTCAGAAAGATCCTCATACAATTTTAATTGTGATAATAACACATGGGCTGTCATATCAACATCCCTACCGGCATCATGAGCCGATTCAGAAAAATCAATATCGCAATAGAATTTTGCGGCAGCTGTTAAATCACGCTTTTCCTTGAACTTAAAAATGCGCATTGCATCAATAATTTTTGCAGAAAGTTCCGGCCAATCGTAATTACATCTGGAGAATTCTTCACAAAGAAGAATAACATCAAAGTCTCCGATATTGAACCCGGCAAGATCGCAACCCTGAAAAAAAACGAATATAGCTTTTGCATATTGAGAAAACGTAGGCATATCCTTAACCATTTCGTTTGTAATCCCATGTACTGCTATTGCTTCAGCAGGTATCAGAATTTGTTCTCCTTTCTCGTTCAATCCGGGATTAATTAGCTTAACGATAGGATTGCCCAAGGGCGTAAAATCTTCATTGAACTTCCTGGCTGCAATTTGTACAATGCGATCATTTACAGGATCTGGCCCGGTAGTTTCTGCATCAAAAACGATAAATGGTCTTGTAAGTTTCATGTGAGAATTTTGGGAACGGAGTAGCCTGAATTTTAGGCCACTCCGTTAGTAAATAGAAAGTGTCAATTACAGTTGATTTTCATCTTCAGTAGGCAATTCCTCCCCTTCATAACTTGAAGTAGGTGAATCTTCTTCATCCGCCTGCGCTTCAGATTTTTTTCTGCTTTTCCTTTTCTTAGGCTTTTCTTCAACGGAGACTTCTTCGATAGGAATCTGAAAGTCTGTTTCAGAATATTCCTGTTCAAGAACTTCAGCCTGATGAAATACATGCCCTTCTTCAAATTCAACATCTTGTACTTCAATGGAAGCAGCACCTTCTACTGTTTCAATTACTTCTGCTGCTAAAGCATCATGATTTTCTACAGGAATTGTTACATTACCTGCTGCGCCCTGAGAAGATTCGTTATCGATGAATAAACGACCTTGACGCTCGTCAGGAGTAAGATCCCTGGTGTTAATAAGTTCGCCATACTTATCATAGAAAAGCATCTTACCATTATGCTGATCAGGAATTCCATATAGGACGCCTACAGCTTCTTCCTTGCCGTTTCTGATCTTGTTGATCTTCTCTTCCATTATTTTTTTCAGGGCCTCAATCTGGGCCTTTGCTGACTTTGCTTCCGCCTTTGCAGTTTCAATTGCATCTTCCAGTTCAATCGCACGGCTGGCGTATTGATCTTTTTCACGATCAATTTCCTCCTGAGTAAGTGACCTGGAATAACTGCGATTTTCCTTTTTCGCAGCCATGTTTGAAAGAAGCCTTTCACGGTCTTTCATTGAATAATCCTGATAGAGAAATTGTACTGTCATTTTATTTTTTTAAATGGTGAAAACTTATTTTATTAAATCGTCATCGTTTTTTAATTCTATATCCGCTTCTATCTCAGCTAAAAGTAATGACATGAGCTGATCTATTTTTTCCTTTACTTTAATAGGATATATAGTTAATATATTTATATTTTCTGATTCAAATGCTGCTAAATTAATTCTTAATTTAAGCATAGACGGTATGAAAGATTGTCTGTTTTTCAAATATAATTCCTGGCTCTTTTTTAATTCTTCCTCCTTTTCATTTGCTTCTTTTACTGCCTGATCAAGTAACTTTTTATTTTCTGCTATATAATCCATAAAAGCAGAATCATCTAATTGCATAATATGATCTAATGTTACCGAAACATTCACATTTTTTTTATCAGAAATCAAATAGAAAATTTCAGGATCAATGTGATGATTAGTATATCCCAACATTCTGATTACAGATTCCCGCATTGATATCCTGGCATCGAGAAGCGCCTGCTTATCTTTATCAATTTGTTCCCTATCTGCATCCAATGCTGCTTTTGCAAATTCTTCTTTATTCTTACGTTCATTTTCCAGAACATTAGCATTTTCTGCTTTCTTTAATAGGTTTTCAAAATCTGCCTGATTCATAGTTTTAAGAATATCAGGCGTGATTGAAAAAATATCTCCGATGCAATAAAAAACGCCTTGCATTATTGCGCCTTTTTCTTTAAGGAATACAATACGCTCATTCATGAGCTTTTCCTGTGCGCGTATTACCGCATATTTCTCTTCATCGATCATCTTATCAACCTTCGACTGCAAGTCAACCAGGGGCCTTAAAACGTCGTCTATTTCAGCAGTTAGTTTTTTTGCTTCTGCATCAAGGGCGCGGCCTGCTTCCAGAACCGGCTTCTTCAGATCTTCACGAGTTTTCTCAATCTTTGTTTTGATCCCCTTCACTCGGGTAAGTGCATTTTTCAGAACCTGGATCCCGTCTTTGTCTTTGGTTCCGGTCACTACAAGCCCCTTATATTCTTCTTTTAATTCAGCAATAAGCTGTGTGGATAATCCCGCGCGGCTAGTAATAGTTGGCTGGAATAGAACTGAATTTCCTTCTGGAACACCTACTGGGATCTGCTCTTCCTCCTGAAGAGGGACATTAGGCGAATCCTCAAATTCTAATTCTGTAATTTCCTGGTTGAGTTTTGCCTGTGCAGCGGCAATTTGTTCCTGTGAGAGTTCCATAATGAGTGAGTTTGTTTTGTTTTGCCTCAAAAGTAATGCAATAAGAAATACTAACAAAATACTTTATTTCTTCCTGGACATTGTGCCTACCTCAATAATGTTTATGTTATAGAGTGCTAATAGCAGGCGTTTTTTGATTTTGTAAGTATCCAGATTGCGGGTAAAATCGCTCTTATAATCCAGCACCTGCTTATTACCGTCATGAAGTTCGACTACAAAATCCGCCACATAACTGGTAATATGTTGTCCATTTATTGAGATTTTCATCTTAACCTGACGTTTAAAATCCTTTATTTCACCGGCACGAAGGCGCATTTTCAGTTGATCATAATAATCAGCTTCACCGGTTGAGTGGAAAAAAAATCCATCTCTATAGATCCCCCTGCTCTTATACTTTCCTTGTTTAGCTGAACGATTGTAGATAGATGCCTGTAACGGTGTAAGCTTAGTCTTTGCCATATTCTTTATTTATTTGTGTGATCATTGAATCAATTTCCTCACGCCTCATTTGTTCGCCCGGCGTTTTTGGCGAATCTGGTATATATCCGGCCTGCGCTTTCCGCTGGATATGTTCTTCTTCCCTGATATCCAGCATGGCGTTATACCTTTTCTGCCGATACTCTTCCAGCTTTTCCATGAACTGTATCACGGTTGGCGATCCGAAAAAGTGACCGTGTTTCCCCCCTTTAAGATCTTGCAGAAATAATCCAATATCCTGTATACTGATATTATCTTCCCCGGCCTGATTTACAACGGCTTCAGCCATTGATATCGCTAAGTCATCACTAACCCCCTCACTTTCTAAGGACATGGCTATAATGCTAGATACTACAGTGAGGGTCTTAACAATGTCCTGCTTTGCCATTTCCGGGATGCGGACAGCCAACGGGACAGATAGTACCTTATTGTAATTAACACCGCCTGTGGACTTTCTGTATGGTTGCAACTCTGCCGCTACCTCTATCCGGTTTTTACTGCTGATACTGTTGTTTAATCTTTGCGTGGATATCTCCCACTCGTTCGGCATTAGTTCGGCTGTCGATTGTACCGCGTCTATTTTCGTTTGTTCCATTCTTAAAACTGTTTACAATGTTCGTTAAATTGCTATGTATTTGGATTAATTTAGTTTGTTTCTGCAAGAAATTGTCAAGTTTGTTCCAATTATTAAGGATATAAGAGAACATTTTAACTGATTGCTCTTTATATATTTCATCGTCTGTCGTCTGCAATCCAATATCCATAACTAAACTACCATCCGCTAATTTGCTATTTACAGACGATTTAAGGAACTCCACTATCCCTTTAAGTGCTTTACCTTCTGAAGCTAAAATATTCGGCGGAATGCCCCCGTTCCTGCCTTTAAACCACATAAAGTAAACTTCCATCAATGCCGGATATAAAGTATCCCCCTTTACCTTTTCTTTTTTTTGCGCGGGACCTTTTTTTTCTTTTGGCTTCGCCGGTTCGTTTTTACCTGGTTCAGGGACCATCTCAAACTGATCACTCCCGTTTTTATCTTTTTCGTTAGAAAAAGTAAAAACGGAATCTTGTTTATTAGTGTTTTGTTCTATAGTACTTAGTATAATAGTATTATATAGTTCCGGATTTTCAGTAGACGGTAAACCAGTAAACGGTTTTTCAGTAACTGGTTTACCGTCATTCTTATCCGTCTCCTGATAATCCGTAAACGGTATATCTTTTATGATATACTTATACCCCAACAGCTTTCCCGTTCCTTGCTCCTGTATCATGTGTGAGGTAATATAACCTACTGACTCTAGTTCGTCCCATGCCTTTATACAGGCGTCACGTCCTTCTTTAAATCCTTTATGTATACTTGTTTTGTTAAACTTCCAGTTATCTGGGAAATGAAGTATATAACACAATAGTCCGATTGCGCGAAATGACAGCCGCTTATCACACATTAGCGCATTAGGTATGATAGTAAAATTACTATGGCTGCGTGACCTGATTATCTCACCGTCGTTAATCATCATATGATAAATTATAAATGTTAACAGGAACATCGCCCAATAAATAATTTCTATAATCCACCCATTTTTGACATTCGTCCATCACAAACATACCCCTTTGAATCCGGGCCATAATAAGCACCACCCTTTCTTAAATAATACAAATCATCCATGATTATTTTTCCGCGTTACGCTGCGGTGCGTTTATTTGTCTGGTGATGCAGGCCGGCTCTTCTACGGTAATTCCGCCGCCCTCTTTACTATATAATATTTTATTAATTAAAAGGTAAGCAGATACTAAGCAATGTATACATTTGTAATGCCCATCTAACATTGTATTTTTCATCCACTCATGTTGTTGTATCTGTATCTGTTCCATCTGTTATATTTTTGCATAAAGTTGAATCAAATTTAAATCTCCACCAGTCATGTATTCATCGAATACTGATGAAAATTCTTCGTATTCATCTTTATGCCCACTATCCAGCATCCTAAAAAACAATTCTTTTAATTCTGCCGGAATAACAAACCAATGTCCGTCATTATCTTTCACGGCATATACCTTTTTTAGTTCATTTTTCATCTTCTGATTTTTTACGGATGATGCATTTGGGACACTCTGTTGTAATGGTCCCATTTTTATTATACATGTAACAAGCATGTTCAAATGACCAGTACATATCTGTTTTACAGTGTGGGCAATGTTCGCAGAAACCGGTTACTTTAACCCACTCATGGCGTGTTATCTGTCCTTTCTGTGGCATGGCTATTCTACTTTTTCATATGTGACTTCAAAAATATCAGGCTTGCAGGGGTAAAATTCTCCTTTCACCCCTTTACAAATATAATCACCTATACTTGCACAGTGCCTTGTTTCTACGTGTTGGTTACTTTCCAATGTTTCAACGATGATTGCACACGTAATACCATCTTCCAGCTTTCTAAGAGTGGCATTCATTTTGCAAAATGTCAGGACTTCGCCTGTGTTATTACCATCCCATTGAATGGCATCAATTACAATTGGTTTTTTTCTGAATTGCATAATTCCGCGTACCGCGCCCGGTGGTTTTAACCTTCCCATTCCTGTGTAGGAAAAGAAGATGCTAGTTTTAGTAAATGATGAACTTTTTTTATTGATCTGATAGAAATGCAGAGATATTTTAGCATGCCTCTGAACTTACCTTCCATTTCATATTGTCCTTCATGTAGCCATAGATCTTGCAAACCATGAAATTCGAATATGACAACTGGGATTAATTCTTCGCCCTTTTTAGGCTTATCAGATTTATATTTATTTTTCATCTTATTATTTTTTTGAGCAAATAGCTCTGCTGTGGAATAGAACCAGAAACCCGAATTGATTGGGTTGTTTTTTTGAGTATGTATGATCATATTCATAGGCATGAATTGCCGATTCAGTTTGCCCACACAGATCTACTGTTGTGGTTTTATCTTCTGATGCATTACCGTCCTGTTGCTCCTGCCATTGTTGTATGATACATGAATAACAGGCCGTAGACGGATTTATAACAGCATCTTTTGCGCATCCGCAACAGGAATAAAGAATGATTATTAATAAGAAAATGCTGCCAAAAATTGGTTCATATTTTTTCATTTGGTTTTTTTTATTGTTTATAATATTTAAAATATCACGCCATCCAACTTATTTAGCCCCGTTCAATAGAATTTATTTTATGCCATTATGAAATCTTCTTTTCCCATTGACATCAGTTTTCCAGCTTACTATACCATTTTCTCCAAACGTCATAACCTGCATGTCAGCCAGTTCCCGGCAGAGGAAATTCTGTTCCTTGCGTTGATATTCTGTGAGTTCTTTAATGCGTGATTTGAAATCTTTCTCACGGACTGCTGCTTCAAAATGTTCCTGAGTGCCTGAAATCTCCCCAGGTTTGGCGATTTTGTATCTTTCCTTAAGATAGTCCTGGTATGCTTCTGACCCATCAGGAGAAGGCTCTAATTGCTGTAATTCAGCTGTCAGCCATTCAACGCGACGAAGGTTAAAAGAAAGTTCTGCCTCCTGGATCGCTGCATATATTTCACGTCCAAGTAAAACATTATTCCAAAATTCGGTAGTGCGTGTAACAATTGTTTCAAAGATACCCGGGTTGAACTCAAAAGGAAGCACCTCTAAACGTCTACCATCTTTGAACAATGCTTTTTCTGCTTCTAAAGATTTGTAAACACCCATCTGCTGCTGAATCTGCATGATATATGATGGTGGGACGCCACCTTCCCATTTGTTTGATTCATAACCGGATATCGTTTTTATTTCCAGTATAGGACGGCGCTCACTAGTCGAAACGATTACGCGATCTAATGAAACGAATAGATGCGGATAATCTGAATTTACTACGTATGCTTTTAACTCATGACATTCACGCACCTTTTTATTTGCCCGGAAGTTTTCAATCATGCTTTCTTCTGATCCCTCCCAATATTCCCACATCTTAGCTACAAAACTTTCCAACTCCTTACCCATGAACATATAGATGTTTTCCACTTTCGGAACAGCGATAGGATTAATTTTTTCATAGAAAATCTCAATGCTACTTGTATAAGAAGATAATCCCAGGATGGACCCTACTTCTGATGCTCCTATGCCTGATTTCCGGTATTGTAACCATTCCTGGTAAGACATTTCATCCGTAGGTGTTAAAATAAGCTCTCCCATATTTTACAGGTTAAAATTGTAAGAAATAATACTGCTACGAAAAGACAAATTAATGCGAAGATTTTCCGGTAAATATCTCGCCTATTTTTTTTCATCGTCTGAGTAATATGAGTTGTGTCATGCACAAATCTTTCATAATGCTCAGTACAAAACTCAACTGTGATTTCACCTATCGAAGTATTGATCACTTTTTTGTGACGTGATTCAATAGTTTCTAACGTTGCATAATCACTATGATCATTCAATTTATGCGCAATTATACCATCCTTCATCTGCATATCAATTTCCCATTTCATAGCAGTATTATTTTAAGGTTATTTGAATAGTTTATTTTCCGCTGCTGCCGTTGCAGCTGCTGCCTTATCTGCACCTGATTGTTGATTGTCTTGCTGCTGATTTTCATTTTCATTAATTATCTCTGCCGTTACAGCATCTTTCATTTCCTGATCAGTTGCAATGTCATCGAGTAGTTCAGATGCAATAGGCTGGCTACCATATTCACCCGCTTCATCTATTCCTATTGCGCGTTGCAGGTCGGGAGAAAGCGGTATGAACTTCATCATCCGGCGAAGCACTGTCTTATTACCCATTTCCTCAAAAGCAGTATGCCATACTGTAGATTCCTTATACGTTGCATATTTGTAATTCGCACTTTCATCACGTACTTTTTCTACCTGTTTCCTGGTCATTACATTGAATATATGCCCCCCATTTGCAAACTTTGCAATAGAATAGAAATGTGTAATTCTGGCAGGATCTGTAATGCTTCCCGGTTCATGTTCAAGAACTTCATCCAGGCCGAAGGAATACCGGAAATAGTCTCCTACTTCTTTTCCGGCAGCTATTTCCTTTAATAGATCATCCCCTTTCAGCTTAGATTGTGCAGCGAATACCGGACGCGCACCGATGTTCTTAATTTCACCGGACCGGCGCGCCAATCCTAATAACCCTTTATAACCTATTATTAGCTGACATTCTGTAATGCCCCTCTTTTTATTTTTAAAGGGTATTAGGAAGGCTTCTCCTAAAACTGAATCAGGAGATAGCCCCAGCTGCGAACAGGTCAAAATTGAGGACATTAGGCTGTGCTGTGTGCAATTAACCAGATCAGGTGTTCTGCTTATTGCTGTAAGGAACACACGAAGCATTCTATCAGGGGTCAAATGTGCGGGTAATGCCTGAGCTATACTGCCCTTATAACGTTCAAGTAATGCATTAACATCATTACGCTTCTGAACGAATAATTCACGCTTTACTTTTTCTTCCTGCTTTTTTTGTTCTTCAGGTGTTAATTGTTGATCTGCCATCATGAATAATTGAAAAGTTGTTTAAAAATGACTGCCGCCAGGAAAGTTATTACCGGCAGACATATTAACGATCAATGGCTCATTGAAAGCCGCCTTATAGATGTTTGCAAACATGTGAACTAGATTGAAGGCAATGATAGTATAAGAATCTGCACCTTTCGGAACCGGCACCTCCAGCACATCGAAAAGCTGTATAACTTTCGGTTTGCTTGCAATGATCTTTGTGGAAGGCTGTACGTAGAGATTAATTCCCTGATGTTCCGGTAACGTGCTATCCAGTACGAATAACACATCCTTTCCACTTACACCAATCGCAATGTGCTTTGGCGTAGCCTGCTGACGTAAACAAAACTGGGTGACAGAAATATCATGACGATCATATTTCCTGTTTTTACCAGGATTCGCCATTATTAGGTATCCATCATTTTTTTCTGTAACTGTTTTGATTTTACCCATTTTACCTGGGATTTCGAAGTTAACACCTGCCAGGAACATATTTTGTGTAGCAGCGGGACTGAGTTCATTAAGTGAGGACATTTGAGTTTGATTTTATTTGTTGAAAATTATTGAAAACAATATGCGAAAAATGAAATATCCGAACATAAGCATAAGCATAATAACCGTGAATGGTTTTACACTGTGCTTATCGCAGAATTTACGAAGTCGTGTTTTTTTCATTGAACATTTTTTTGAGCCGTTCAGAATTGACTTGCGATTCTTCCAGGCGTTTCGTGAAAAATTCTGTGATCTTGTCAGCAAGTCCCTGCTGTACTACAAAGCCGCTATTTAAGGCCCGTTCTATTACCGGCCTACTAACCTTCATGAGTTTAGTGATCTCATTAACATCACCCCGCATACGGCATTGTTTCCACGTTTCAAATAGTTCTTCTGTGATTGTCATTCTTACTTTAATTGCCATAATAATTTTTTGTTTTTAAGTTATAGAATTTAATGGGAAAAGCATTTGAAAGAATTTAGGCCGGTTGTATAACCAGCCTATTTAACCGTGCTTTTATTTACCCATTTTTAATTACCCTGTAAATATAAATACTTTTGAAACAATAAACAAATATATTTGAAACTATTTCTCAAACATAGCCTCCGTCGAGTAATGGGTCAATTTCATTCATTGCCTTCACTATCTTCTTCTCTATCTGCTGTTCGCATTCTGCTAACTCTGCACATACTCCGCGAATAGTTGATGCTGTAGTACCGGCCTGAAACTTCCTGATTTCTACGTCGGCCCTTACGGCCTCTCCCTGAAAATAGAAGATAGTCGCTCTTCCATATACCTCGATGATACCGCAGATACTTTCTACCTGGAAATTGAGATTTGTCAGCTTATCGTTAACATATGTTATCGAAAAGTTCACTCTCTCATTGAGTGCCACTAGCACTATACCAGGGGAATGCTTCATCCCCTATTCTGTTTTCTGAGTTTTTCAGACATCTGACGAATTTTTTCGCAGCGCTTAAAAGATTCGGGATATGTCTTTTCATGCCACTTTTTGAAGATTGCATCATTAATAGCAAATTTTTCAGCATCAAAAGTTTTTCTGATTGTTTCTTCAGATGCCTCATTAATGACCGTACAAGCCCCTAAATGACGACCTCCATATGCTGGTGATCCATACCCTTCATTTACTTTCATCCAGCCATCCCCGGCCTCGTTATCTATCATAAAATCGAATCCTCCCTGATAGATAATTAGCGCTTGATGTAATTCACCGGCACATGAATTTTGCCAGTGCGCTTTCGGTTCTTTCACTGAATGAATCAGCACATTCACAACAGAACAAGTTGCAGGCTCTCCATTCCAGAAGCAATTATATTTTTTCATCGTTATTTAATTTAATCAATGTCCTGGCCCCATTGCATATGGGCCATTTGGATCAATTTCAGGTGAAGGAATAAGGCCGCGCAATGCTGCCTGTGAATGACAATATCTATTCCCTTGTTGTTCATGTAACATTCCATCCACATGCCCATATTGGTATGTTTTATACATCTCAGCTACCATTGCGCGGGCTGCTTTATCATATTCAAGGGCATTGTGAGTGTGTCCATGACGTACATACTTGCCTCTGCTTCGTAAGCATTTTGTTCCGCCGCTGGATAATCTTGTGCGCATTCAGCGCATTGTTTATCACAAAACGGCTTATATCCAGGATCAGAATAATGCCGCCCTTTATTATTACAATGAAAATTCATGATTTACCGGCCTCCTGGTCCGGGTATCTGGTTATACATGCTGGTTCATTACCTAATGGGTGTTTATCTACTATATAGGTTACCGAATTGTATCTATCTGATATTTTAATAACCCCACAATGAATACATTTTGACATAAAATCGTATCCGTTTTCACTCTTCCACTCATGTTGCTGTATCTGTTTCATTAGAAAAAAGATTTAAATAAGTCAGCTAATAAAATTGCCTCTTCTCGCCTTCTTTTTTGCTCATCGATTAATTCCTGTTGTTCCTTTATTTTATCTCGTCCTTCCTGCTCAATTGAATATTGAGTTCTAATGAACTTATCACACTTAAACGCACCGCACGAGTTATAAATCTTCCTGATTCTATCACCCGGCTCGCGTGGACACTGCTGTGTCATCCACAGTTTACAATCGCCACACCTATCGTATGCTTTCATCTTCTGGTTTTTTACGGGTGATGCATTTGGGTAATTCAGAAAGAAGAACACCATTGAGATAATACTTAGTTCTGCCCGGATATTTAGTCCTATTCTTTACCTGCTGAACTTCACAATGTTCACAGGTAGGAGTATATTTTCCGTGCAAAATAGTTGCTTTGTTGAACTCATGTTTTGTTATCTGTCCTTTCATCTTTCAGGTTTTGATAGTCTGTTATAACGATCATCTTCTTCGGCTTTAGGT